CCAGCTGATGTTCCTGTTGCAGAAGCTTCTTTTACTAATTGACGTGCTTGGTTTTCAAGCAATTGTGCCATTCCGGCTTTTTCGGTCTCGCCTTTAAGACCTTCTAATAGACCCGTTCTTTCCCACTTTGCAGCTAAAGCTTTTGCATTGTTTCTTTGAACAAAGTCATTTGTTTGTAATAAGTTTGAAATACTCATTGTTTTCCTTTGTTTTTGTTTTTTTTTGTTTTACAATAATCCTGCTAATTTTTTCCATCTGTTAGCTAATTCAAAGCCTTCAGATAAAACTTGCGTTGTTTGTTTTGACGGAGCAGTGGTTGTCGTTGCACGAGATGCGTAAGATTCTTTAACTACACGCTTCTTTGCTGGACGATTAAAACTTTCTGCTAACGTCGTAAATACTAATTTTACTTCTCTTGTATTACCAGCTCTATCAAAATTTTCAATTACTTTCATTTTTTGATTTTCTGATAATTCAAAGTTACGGAACAATTTGTTTGTGTAAAGAAGTTTGGCATTTAAAAGATTTACTTCAGAAAGAATTCCTTGTAATTGTTTAACGGTACGATATGCTTCTTGAAGTTCTTCTTCTTTTTCAGCCATTTCCGATTCCATTGTTATCATTACATCATCTTCATCTTCTGCAGGAACATCATCAATCATTGAATCATCTTCTTCGCGCAAAATTGCTTCGATAATTTCATCAATTGACGTTTCATCTTCTTCTTCATACCCGTCCATTGTCACATCAACGTCTTCTTCATCTTCATACATTCCTTCTCCCATTGTCATGTCAATATCAACATCTTCTTCGCCGCCATCTAAATCACCTTCTAACTCACGAATGATTTCGTCTAGATTTAATTCATCGCCTTCTTCTCCTTCGTGTCCTGAATAATCTTCATTATACTCAGCAGCCATTTCTTCTTCAGATGCTGGAGCTTCTTCTCCTGCAACTTCTTCTTCTCCTGCTGGACTTTTTGAGTAAACGTCGAATTCATCAAATTCACCATTGCCATCCATATCGATTGATAAATCGCCAACATCATTTCCCATCGCATCCATTTCTGCAGCATCTGCTGCATTTGCATCAACAACTGGTTCTTCTTCTCCCATTGCAGCTGCATCTTCTTCACCCTCGATTTCGTTTGTTAGTCTTGTAGCTAACATTCTTTCTAATCGTGGAGCAAAGGCTTCTTGTAAAGCAATTTTTGCGTTTGCTAAAGCAGTTTCTTTAACAGCCTTCGCATCAGCAATTGCTTCTTTTAGCAAGTCTGATTTTGCCATCTTTTTTTCTCCTTAAATTTTGTTTTTTGGAAATAAGATTATTTGAAATCTTAATAGAATATAAATAATTTTCTTTGACGCTATATAAAGAATGAATAGCGTATTTTAAAATAAATATGATGCTGTTTGAAAAACCAGTAAAAAAGCCCTAACTTTTTTTGTTAAGGCTTAAAAACTTTTAAAAGATTGTTAAAATGAATTTAAATCTTTAATTTTTTGAATGAATTGTGCTGATTGCCTTTGTTGTCTACGTTTAACACTTGGCTTCATGAATTCTTTTCGATCTTTGGTTTTTTCTAAAACTTCAGATGTTTTTATTTTTCGTTTCCATAGTCGAAGTGCAAAACCTAAATCTTGATTTACTACAGAAACAGCCGTTGCATTACCTGGTATAATGCTTTGATGTTGTTTTTGTTTTTTGTTCATATATAACTATTAAATTTTTCTTTTTGGTTTTGATTGTCGCACATTGAATCTAAAATGTTTTAATTCTGGTTTCTGTGCTAAATATCCTTGAAGCTTTTGTGATTCTAATGCAGGATCTTCTCCCAATCTAAAATAAAAATATCCAATTTTACCTGTTGGAGATAATGTCTTTTTAATTACCGTAAATCCTTTGCGCTCAGCCCATTCTTGAATTTCTTGTGCTACTGATTGAGCCGTTGCCGGATCGCGAAGTACATATTCTATGCCGCCTTGATAATCAGTCAAATTATTAACTAATTGTGCTTCATCTATTTCGCCTTCTACTCTAACTTTAGTACCTTGTTTAATTGCACTTTGAACGTTCGGATCATTTAATTTGTCAGGTGATACTGATATGCCGCCTGTTTGATTGGGTTGTGTTTGTTCTATTAATCCGAAAAATTCTTTGTATAATTTTTTAAATTTGCTCATCATGCACCTATATTATAATAAATTAATTTTCGTTATCCAAATTATCCTACATCGAAATAACGATTCAGATGCTGACCGATATTTTCATAACACATTGACATTCGATCTTGTGCTTCTTTAAGATCTCTTGCTGCTGCTTCGAAATCTTTGTAATCTTCATGCATTCGCTTATTTTCTTTTTTAAGCGCTTGATTAGAAAACCAATCATCTCCTTCGGTCATGATTCTATCTGCTCGTTCTACAATGTTTTTAACTCGTCCAACAATTTCTTCTAAATCGCCTTTACCATAGACTGAATCACCCATTGCAGAAAAATTTGCTATTTCTTGAACAAATGATTGTTTTTCTTCGCGTGACAGTGGTTTTGGTTGATCTTCCAACATCGTCTCTAAAATGAATTTCAAATTTGGCGTTCTCATTATATTATCCTACATTTACCATCTTCACATAAAATTGATGTAATGATGTCGTTTACTTTATTATATTTGTTTGTTTGTGTCTTTTTATTAACTGATTCGTGCATGTGCGTAGGCCGCATAAAAGCCCCATGGGTTGATGGATTAGATACGAAGTCCCAACATATCAATTCAAAATCTTCTTGAACTTCTACAGTGCCTTCATTTCGCAATTCTTTTACCGAACCTAATCCGCGGGATGAAATTCCCAATGTAATACCTGCTCTAAAAAGTTCTTTAAGAATCTTACCAGAAGGGGTATCTAAAATTTGTACTGCGCCTTGCAAATCATCACCATTCCACCATATTTTTAAAACATTGTGAGAAACGTTGTTTAAGTTAACAACTGATGATTCTGGGTGATCTAACTCACCTAATGCTCTGTGTTGATCAATATATTCCGATTGATATCGTCGACATTCTCTTTCTAGAATCTGTTTTGGATATACACGACCATTTTGATTTTTAGATCCTGCTCGTTGCAAAACTCCTTGTACAACAAAACCACCAGGTATTCCATATGCAGCACCACTTGATTCGGTTAATGAACCAACAGGCTTGAATGGCATATATTCTACAATTAGTTGTTTTGACATTTTATTCTCCTAATGCTCTTACTCGCTCTGATATTTTAATTAATCGTTCTGATATTTTATTTAGTGATGACTCGACAGCTGGGCCATAACCTTTCCGTGCTACACCAGATTCTGTTTTTAAACGAGATGCATAATTTACCGTTTGTTCAATTTCTTGAAGTTGTTTTGCTACTTGTTTAATTGTATGTTTTATTTTTGATTCAGGTGTTAATTTTGCATCACCAGTTGCAAATGCTCTATATGATTCAACTAATCGTTCATATTTTGCATCCATTGCTTCTGCAACTGTAGGTTTGATATATTTTTTTGTTTTATCTTTTCGTTTTGATAATCCTGGAGTATCTCTTAAATCTACAGATGGATATTTATATGACTTATGTTGCCATTCTTTATCATCCACTGCAAATGGAAATTTGTCAGTATATTCTTCTTCTTCATCTTCCGGTGCTTGATAATCGCCTAACTTCCATGATGGGGAAACATTAACCGATTCATATGTACTCTTTTTATTTTTCCATTTACCCGGTTTAGCAAATGTTGCAGGTATATTATATCCAGCAATTGCACCAGTTGCATTTTGTTCATCCAATTCATCTTCTTCATTAGTTACATCTGTATTTTCAGTTGCATCCAATGATTCTTCTAATTCGATAAACTTGTTTTCTATTTGTTTTAAAAACGATTTCATCAATGCAACCCTTTTAATTCTTTAATTAAATCAAAATAACGTAACAAAGAAAGAATATGAGATTCTTTAATCGTTTTCATATTTTCAACCGTACATAACATTTCTGACAATTTTTGTACTTTAATTTTAGTAACTTTATCCGTAACCAATTTAGCTTCCGATGCTAAAGATGATTTAATTTCTGGAATAATTACTTGAACGTATTGTTTCAATGCTGCAGTATCATTAACGTTGGTTATGTATTTATTTAATAATTGTTTCTGCGATTCATCTAATCCTGAATATTTTTCGTTAAATTTATCTACAAGAAATTTATATGTTAATAAACGAACTTCTTTTGGTTGTGCTTCAAATTTTTCAAGTATTGGATCTTTCGTTGGATTTGATTTTTTAGTAACTAATCCATTTTCTAAAATTACCATTTTGCATTCAATCATTTGTTTTGGATTTTCAGATTCATCATGTTCAAACAACATGTATATTGAAGCTAATGTTTTATAGTTAGGTATGTGTATTTTTGCTAAATCATTAAATACAAATTTTTCTGAAATTTCTTTTACTAAATTATATTTTTGTCGTTTTAATACGCTTTGATTTAATTTATCATATGCAGTTTTTACCGTACGAATATAATCTAGTCCGCGGGCCTCACTTCGAAATTGTTCTTTTAACAACGTATTATATAAATGTAATTCTTTTGCCAATTCGCCATTTCTACCAAAATATTTTTTTATAATATCTATAGTAACTGATTTATCTGATGATAACGTTTCTGATGTTAATTTTCGTACTAACATTTCAAAAAGAATTCCGGTGTTCTTGTATTTCGAATGTTTCAATTTTTTCATGCGTTCAGTATTTTTATTTTTTAATAAATATGTTTACTTTTACAAAATGTTGTTTTCATCTAATAATGTACCTAAATCTTGTTCATCTCGTTTCTGTTTTGCAGCCTTCATTGATTCAGAAATTATTTTTGGGCCTTTATGTTTCATTTTGCGCAAAAGATTTTCCGTTGATATTGATGCCTTCCCAATGCCCCTACTTGCATTAGGATCTGGCAAAAACGCTGTTCGTTGATTTTCAGGATTAAATGCTTGTTTTAATTCTTTTTTACCTGTAGGATCCCAACCAAATTCATTTTTATGCTGTCCCGCTTTCATTCCTTCTTTCGGACGACCTCCTACATCTTTCTTTTCTACTTCATCAGATGACATATGAATTGATGCTAAATCGTGTGGTCTTCCATATGACACGCCTGTCAATGCTGGATCATTTCCTTCTTGTTCAATTTGATTTTGACGGAATCTCAATTTCAAATCTTCAACAACATCATTTCTTTGTTGCAACCATTCATCCTCTGACATATTGAATATGTATTCATAAATGTATTTATCTGATACTAATTTTGAATCTTTCATTGCTGTTGCTAACGTCATTTTTTCAGTCATTAATGCAACTTTTTGTTGATCATAAATAATTGACGGTGCGGTTAATTCTAATTCAAAATTTACTAATTCTTCACCCTCATATCCTTGAGCATATAAATGCACAATAGCTATTTTTGTTAATTCAGAAATTGCAATCTTTTGAATACGTTCTATTGTTCTAGCAAAACGAATATCCATTGATGCTAATGTAGTTTTACCTTCTACTGCTTCTGCATATCCTAAAAATGGCTTAGGAATTTTGAGTGCAGCCATCATTTTATCTTTAATATAATTGATATCATCCATTCCGGTAAATGTCATACCTGGTAATGTGTCAATTGTTGTAGTAGAATTGCCTCCTCGCACTGGCAAGTAATAATCTTCTAACATATTATTAAGATTAAACTTTAAGTTGTAATTACCAGTTTGTGGGTCAATGTGTGGAATCTTTTTCATTTTATTGATAATTTGTTCCATAAAAGCATCTACTTCATTTGGTGGAATATTACCAATATCAATTTTAAAAATACGTTTTTCTGGAGCTCGCATAATACGATGAATTAACATTGCATCTTCCATCATCATTAATTTTTGAAAATCTTTTCTTGCACCCTCTAACATAGATCTACCATATGGTAAAAAGTTAGAATCGGATAACATACGAAAGTGTGCTATTTCAAAAACATCATATCCTCTTTGTTGTTCAGCAATATGTTTAAATTTAATATCATACTCGCCAGTTACTTCATTGAATTCTTCCCAACGTTCAATTTCATAACTAGAAAAAGGACGTGCATTTAATATCCCAACTTCTTCGGCAATATCTAATTTTAAAAAGAAATCTCCATATTTTGTCATGTTTCGAATCCATGTCCAAAGATTAAATTCTATGTTTAGAATATCATAAAATAGATTATAAAGTATTTTTTGAATTTGCGAATTATTACATTTAATGGTTAATATCTCACCGAATTGATCAGCTAATGTTGATT